CTAATACCTGTTACGATATCACCGTGGCCAAACCCTCTCGCCTCTGAAAATACTTCAATTTCAGGAAAGTCAACACCTTCAAGTGTCAACATTTTCCAATCATTTTTGTTATAACTAAATCGGAGGCCATCACTTCTGACGGCCTCCACATTTACCATTTTGCTCATATCGCACCTGCCAATCCGAATTTTACTGCTTCACTTCTCAGTACTCTTGCATGTTCGCCTGGAGTCTCAACAGGCTGATTGATATTAATTGTCTGCATTACGGTTGTCTCGCCTACACCAAATCCATTACGTGATATCTGATTATATCTTGCCCCTGGAGGTAGCGTTATTGCATCTCGTTTTAGCCTTGAACCATTGTAGCCACCGTTTACAGTTAAGTCAGCCTCAACTCCTTGCATATCGCTTGCGAAACGGTCTTTTATGCTGCTCGTAAAGTCTGATACGACACCAAGTGCATACGCGGTCTTTCTCGTGATACCATTAGCAATACCGTAAATCAGATTGTTACCAATGTCCTTTTCTCCCCAACGGCTTGGTGATTTGATACCAAAGAAGGATTTTATCTTACTCTTAACCCTGCCAAAAAAACCACCAATCATATCCATTAGCCAGCTAAACTTGTCGTGAATTCCGTTCCAAAAACCTCTGATTATCTGACCACCTATAGATACAAATTTGCCAGGTAAACCTGCTATGCCATTAACTATACTGTTCACAAAATCAGCTATACCGCTTACAGCTCGGCTAACTAAATCTCCAACCCACGCAGCAATCTTTGCAATCACCTGCGCTAGATAAATTACTATTCGGATTGGAAGAGTTTCCCACCAAATCCAAAAGTCAATCGCTTTTGATACAAATGCTTTGATGCCGTTCGGCAATGTTTCCGTAAAAAATGTTACAATCCCATCAACGACTGCACCAACAAAGTTCTTGATATGGGTCCATATTCCTATGAAAAAGTTACGGAATCCGTCTGACGTTTTCCATAGGTAAATAAAACCACCAACGAGCGCTGCAATAGCCATTATGAGAACCATAATAGGATTTGCAAACAAAACTGCATTTAACAGTACCTGAGCTGCAGTAACAATTGTAACGACTGTTTTATACGCAATAAAAGCAGAAGCAACCATCACGATTAAGACCTTAAATTTATCAAAGTTCTTAATTAGCCCTTTTAAGATTGATGTCAACGGCTTAATTATTGGGACCGCATCACCTAGCTTTCCCAACCCTTTCAAAATCGCTGGTACAAGGCTTTTTGAAAATGCCTTGCCTAGACTCTTAGCCACAACCTTTATCCTTGGAATTAAGTTACTTAAGAATATCGCAATTGAGTCAGCAAAGGCTTGCATAGACTTATCGACATCCCCTCCACCAGCAATGGCCGTAAGCAGATTTTCCCACGAGGCTTTCATCTGATTTGCACTACCTTCTAGAGTAGAGTTTGCTTCTTTTGCTGTTGTTCCAGCTATTCCCATGTGAGATTGCATTACACTTAGTGCATTGACGATATTGCCAAAACTCATACTGTTTTCGTCGACAGTAATTCCAAGTTTTTTCTGCTCGTCTTTCATCTTAGATGCATCCTTTATAAGGCGCTGCATCTCCTCTTTAGTACCACCATAGCCGAGCTTGAGGTTATCTAGCATAGTATAGTTTTGCTTAGCAAAGCCCTGGTACGCCATCTGTATAGACTCTATCGATGTGCCCATCTTGTTGGCATTATCTGACATGTCCGTCACAGCCCTGTTCGCGTATTCTGCCGACTTCTTTGTGTCGCCATCAAGCGATTGCAATAGTGATGCACTGAAGCTTGTTACTGTCTCCATGTACTTGTTAGCGCTCATGCCAGCCGTCTTATATGCGTTACTTGCATACGCCATGACTTCTTTGCTACTATTTTTGTACAAAGTCTCTACGCCGCCTGCGAGCTGTTCGTATTGCGCAAATGACTTTATAGCCAAAGTTCCAAGCCCTACTGCGGTCGTTACGAGTGCAGCACCTATCATCGCTGCGCCTCTACTCACGCTCCCAGAAAGACTGTCAACACCTTTATCTACACCTGTGGTATCAAGCAGGGTTTTTATCTCTAAAACATTTTCATTCATTTACTATCCCCACTCTTCTTCAAACTTGCGATACTGTTCTTCTTCCTCTTCCGTAAGTACTGTTGGAAGCTCCCATGCGTTTCGCTGCTCTCTAAACTCTTTATCGGTTGACGCCCTAAAGCCTATTACCTGTCCGAGCAATGTCTTATCAGTGATGCCTTTTAGCAGTGCCTTGAATTTGTGCCAATGCATTTCGATTTCCATGATGTCGATTCCATATTGTTGCAAAAATGCACTATATATTAGTTCAGCATCAATATCAAAATCTAGTGTATCTACACCTGGATCACTCTGTTTTGGAACAGGACAAGGATTTGTATAAAACTCTACAAGTGCCAAGAATATGTCGTTAGGCACTCCCCAGCCTCCTTCAGCCTGAACGCAAGGCGAATTGCCCTTAAATAAAGGTCTGAAATCAGTACATTTATGGAAGTTTAGCCAGTATCTATAGTCTGTGTTTAAAAAAAAACGCCTCCCACGAACCTCAATCGAGTCGGGGAGACGATTTGTTAAAGTTAGCATTATTTAAGCTTCGCAATCTTATCCACGCTCTGTGCTACGTTCTCGATAACGTCAAGCGCAGGTGAATTTAATTGCTCTGCCTCTCTTTGTCTCTGATGCTCACGGACCCTCTGCAGATAAGCGTCAACGATGGAGTTATAGCAGATTGTTAGGGTCTGCAAATCAACATCGTCTACCTTTTTTGCATCAAGAACTACTGCAGCATTATCTTTGCCCAAAAGCTCTGAGCAAAATTCAAACTGCTTGCGATAGCACTCTACACCCTTATTAGCGACGCTCAAATTTCCAATCTCGTCCATTTTTTTCTGCACCGCCAAGGTTTTCTTAGGAAGGACGTATTCAGCTCCGTCCCATATTAAAATATCTGCCATATTATTACTCCTTTATTACTTATGCTTTAGTAAACGTTGGAACGCCAGCCTGAAGCTTTGCTGTTCCCTTTTCGACTGTGCCGCCAAATGGCAAGTCAAATGTAATTGTGCCTTCAACTGCATTCATCGAGTCAATGCTTAGCGTTGCTTCTGTAAGCCATGCTTTGTTGGCACCGTTTGGTGTGTCATCAAAAATAAACACAATCATAGCCTCGACCTTTGCGTCAGCTCCAGTTGCAAGTCCATAGAACTTTTCCCAAATGAAATCAAAATCCGGCTCGCCCTTATACATTGTAAGTGGCATGCCATCAACTCCAGGCTTGTACCCTTCAAGCTCTGTTGTTGGCGATTCATCTGAGATGTAGTCGTAGTCCTGCTTCTGTGGATCAAGCTTAATCTCAAGCTTTGTAGCCTTCTTGATTCTGGTCCACTTCTTTGTTTCCTTTGTGCCTGTGTTGATAAACAGTGCGATCATGTGCTTTTTAATGCGCTTAACCTGTTCTGCCATTTTACCTTTCCTTCCTGTAGGTCACCCCTACACTAATCTGATAGACAGCTTGTTCGCCATCTGTTTCTTGCATATAAAACGAATTAGCGACTGAGATCTCTTCGATGTTATGTCCTTGCGGATAATTCGATTTATAATTCTGTTCCGCAATCCATTGCTCGAACTGCTCCAAGAACTCTTGATTGGATACCCTATCGCGTTCTTCCTGAGCCTCTTGCCTAGCAACTATATAAAAATAGTCAGTACACAATGTACTGCCATCTATATAGTCGACTGTTTCATTTGTAGGTTGCTTGTATATGCCCAAGCTTTCTGTCTCGGCTCTTAATCTGTCTGTGTCAAAATCATCGCAGAGAGCAAGGCCAGGACACTCTTTCATCCATGTTTTGATTGACTCTGATAATGTCACTTAATCACTCCCTTTCGCCATGATTTGCTTTGCGCCACGTGCTATTGCAGCAGCACCGCCTTCTCTTTTCATGCGCTCAAACCAATAATTTCCCCTTTTAGGCGCGCCTTGAAAATTAGCTGGCATATAATACCATCTGCGTGCGTAAGGTGTCGTATACCTTACAGTGCCACTACCTATGACAGTACTAATCTGTCCGCTTTTAATGAGATCTCCATCATTTTTTGGAATATAAGGCACACAACGTCTTAGCACCTCTGAGTCGATGAACATCTGCACCTTTCCTTGCTTTTCAATAGCAAATCGGCGCTTTATGTCATCATTGCTTTGTAGCTTTAATCTCAAGCTTACATTCTTCATTATGCACCTATCACTTTCCAGTTCTTCAAATGATCTCGATTTGTATTGTCTGCTAAAGATTTCAGAGTAACCACATCCGAATAATCTCGCTTGAGGTCTTTTAGCCTATAGCTATCTCCTATTTCCTTATTACACTCTCCCAAAACGGCTACGCTTAGGTTTGACGCGGTTTCGATTGTCCAATGACTCAATCTGTCACTAGATAATAAAAACTCTTTATACGGCAAATAAAAGGCTCTATATGGGATAGTGATTGATACGGTATCAACAATGTTTAGTTTTCCGTCTGTATTGACGGATTGAACTCTCTTTCGCTTCCACATTACCCCTTTTAGGACTGCTCTATGCCATTTTTCAACGCCATTATCCTTGTAGTAGCTATAGATTGTGATTGTGTCCGTGAAAATCATTACATACACCCCATTAAACCTGTTCCAGATAGAATCTCGAAGACAGCACTTTTAAGCTCTGCCTTGCGGTCCTCGGCAGATGCGTATGTTTCGGAGTATCCGTCGTTTGATACCGAAATAACGCCCTCAGTACCGCCTTGACTTGCTAGCGAGTGGATTATATGTACTATTGCTGATACTGTTTGGCTGTAACGGAAGTCATCCTCCGTTACAACCTTGTCAATTCTCCTAGCAGTCCAACCACGTAGTAAGATTGCTGCTCTCTCATATAGCATTGCATACTCTTCTTCGCTCTGTACATCCGCATAGATGCTCTGATACTCCGCTAACGATACGCTTAACATGATTACTTGCTACCTTTCGTTTCTACTGCCTCAGGCTCCACATCTTCTGTAACGATAATTTCATCACTATCGTTAAATTCCAATCCTACTATTCTGCCCATTGTTTACCTCCTATTATTTACAAGCTCCAGCTATTCCGTTAGCCTTGTTGACGTAAACGTCTGCGATACCAATTTCTCTGAAGTTGAACTGCCATCCATCTGCATCCTTGTTATCCTCTGGAGCGATTGCCTTGTTAACATTTCTCTTCTGGTACTGGATAACAGCAGAAGGCTCAACGATCAAGAAATCTAGCGCCTTACCAGTTGCTGCCTTCTTGTATCCGCCCTTCTCCTGGCCACCAGTCTTGCCATCATTCATCTCGATTGCTGTGAAGAATCTGCTAGCTGGCACCTTCTGAACGAGTGCGAACTGTTCTAGAATCTCCTTTGACTTAGTTGTGTCTAGGTCTCTGATCATTCCGTGAACAGTTGGAGATACGAATAGAATTCTTCCGTCCTCTGGTACCTCGTTGTCGGTCATTGTGTCGTATGCCTTTGCAATAGCCTTAATTGCGGATGCGCCGTCTGTGATTGTGCTTGTTGCAATATTTGCACCAGCCTTCTTGCAGTAGTTCGCAAATCTAAAAGCATCGAGCTCTGGGATTACTTTTGTTCTCTCGAACTCTGCCGATAGTCTTCCGAATGCTACTCCAGCAGTAGAAGCATCATCGTCTGCATCTACGAGGAACTTACGACCTCTGTCGAAGTTACACTTTACAGTCTCGTTAGTTAGCTCTACGCTTCCCATAGTGTATCCTGCAGAACGGTCATAGTCTGCAAGCCCATCCATGTCAATCTTTGGGATAACAAGCTCATCTGCATTTGCGCCCTGCTGTGCTAGTTCTGGAGCACCGTCGAGCACTGCAGTAACTGATGATGTCTTATACACCTCATCTAGAAGGTCAACGTACATTTTGAATTTTGAAATCTGATTTGCCATTTTAATTTTCCTTTCCCTTTGTTGAGAGACCCATCACAGCCCTTGCTGTGGCTAGAGCCTCGTCAGTACCACCTACTCCACCACTTGCGTTGCCAGAAGTGCTTACCTTCGCCCCTGTTGGATTCGCATTTGAGCCAAATAGGAACGATGTGTCCTCAGCTTCCTTTAGCGCATTGATTGCCGCTTCGATGTCGCTTGAACGATCCTTGCTTGCTCTCAGCTCGTCGAGTTTGAGCTCTGCTCTTATACTTGCAGCCCTGCGACCGCCTGCCTTTGAGATGGCATCATCTAACAGCTTGTCAAACTCTGCGCCTTCGAGCTTGCTCTGCATGTCCTCGATGGCTTTCTTATGTGCAGCATCTTTCTGCTCAGATGCACTTTTAAGCTCTTCGATTTGCTTCTGCATTGCTTCCTTGTCTCCTACTGAGGCCTTTAGCCCCTCAATTGACTTCGTCTGCTCGTCAAAATCAGCCTTAACCTTATCGTACTGGTCTGCTTTGTCCTTTACAGGATCTAGTTCTGCGTGGTGTGCGTTGAGTATCTTTGTGATAACCTCATCGTCTGTGATACCAAATTGCTTTAGCGAGTCTCTTGTAAATGCCATTGTAATAGTTTCCTTTCTTTTTACGTCCTGCGAGTGCTTACGCTTGGACTACCGTTCTTGTCCTGTTTTACGTCGGATGAACAAACGACAATAAAAAAACATCGCTTGCTTGCGATGTTTAATAACGTATTTGGCTATAAAAAGACGCGGAGCCCGAAGGACATCCGCGTACGTTCTGAGCTATATTGTTTTAATGCTCTTCACTTCATCGATAGGAACTGCTATATATGCCCCCTCAAGAAATAATTCAAGCTCATCTTTTCCTGACTCTGTATCATAATCAGGAGCAATTGAATCAAGTTCGCCAATGACGTCCCTTCCATCGGTGAGCATGACTAAAACCTTTTTATCAATATATTTTTTAAAATCTTTTATTATCATATCGTATACCTTTGTTTCTTGTTCATATAATCAGGCACTATATGAACACCCTTTTTTGAATAGTGAATCTTAAACACGCTTGTTTCTTGAGTTTCTCCATCAAGGTTATTTATGACAACACCTATTTCTTCATCGTTTGTGACAATTATTTCAGTATGAGTCCAATTGCCGTGACTGTCGTAAATATTTATTCCTTTCCCTGCATATTCCGTTACAAGCTCAGATATTTTATGCTGTGGGATTGTCAAATATGAAGGAGGATATTCTTTTGTCTCTGATAAGTTTTTATACGAATTTGTACCTACTACATGCTTATTTTGTGCCGGAGCAATCTTCGTCAACTCATAATTTGACAAATCTTCTTTTTTGCTTAAGTGGATAATACTTCTTTTCGATTCGATTATATCATTTTTAGGCTTTGATATCAAGGGCTTTATATACTCAAAATCTCTCTTGTAGCCCTTAACATAAAGCCTATTAAGGTTTTGCTTGAGTCCTGCCTTTTTACAAAATCGTGCATACTGCTGTTCTTTTGCACTAATTGCAGCAGTCATATTCTGCCCCCCTAGATGCTGTCTTTTAAACTCCCTAAGTTCCCTTTCAAGCCTGCGCTGGTGTTGCGTTGCCTGGTAGTACGTATATATTTTGCCATCAACCTTAACCGGAGCCGGTTCCTTTTCGAGCGGTGTTGGGTCAGAAATTCCTTCGATAAACGGATAAAACGTATGCTTGCAATTATACCCACAAAGTCCTGCTGGATCATGCGGGTACCCAGTCACTGCCTCAAGGCTTAAAATCTTATAGCCCAATCGCTTACTTTCTTTCGGATGAGCCTTTCCGCTTATGCTGTAGACTTTGCCCTGCCATCCTGCATGATTTGCGTGTCCGTCTCCGTCTCGTGCTCCACCGTGTGAGGAAACCTCGACTAAATCCGTTCCAAGCTGTTCTGCGTTACTCATTGATATATCCGCTGCCATTTGATTTAAAGTCGTTCTGACTGCTAAATGTGCAGCTACATCTATACCTCTTGTAATACCTGACGCATAGTTTACATATCTCAGTCCACTTTTTTCGAGGTCTGAAACGACTTGCTCGACCGCTTGTTCAGAGGAAAAAGCACCGCTCGCAACATTCATAACTGCCTTATCCATTGAGTGATTAAATGCTTGATCTACCGAAACTGGCGCTCCAATAAACTTAAAGCCTGTAGAATGAGTTAGTGATTTAAGCTCATGCTCAAGACGTTTGGAGCTTTCTGCGGAGATTTGTTTCAGTGCTGGGCTTGATTTTAAACTCTGCCCTCTAGTCTTCCAAAATGCAACATCATCTGCAAACGACATGTCGCCAGCTCGTCCGATTATCTTATCTCCGTGAGCTTGCGCCGAGTCTACAGTCTCTCTAATTCGCTCTCTAACAAGTTTTTTGTGCTCAAGCGTGTTCTCGTTCAGCATGTCGATAAAATCTTTGTCAGCGTGCAATTTATCGAGCACACGGGCTTGTATCTGACTAGGACTATATCCTAAAGACTCAAGAGCTTTTGCTTGCAGCTCTGCAGATTCTGTCCATCGCTTTGATTTGCGCAATCTTCGAGCGATGTCCTGAATTGTATCCTGCTCAAGATCCTGAAACATCGGTATTATCTCAGCACTTAATTGCTCTTTTTGATAGTCGGATAGCATAACTATGCCTCCGTTTCGTCATCGACTTCCACATCGCTATACCAGGCTTCAGCTTCAGCCTCTGTAAGTCCGTATTTATCCTGTATATATCTCTTGACAAGCTTTGGCAGTCCAAAGGCTTGTGCATCAGCTCTCATGGAATCGAGCTCACTCTGTCTGTCTGTGATAAAGCTGTCGTCATAAGTGATTACGATTTCTTCTGTAAGATCATACTTTGTGCCGTTGAACGCATTCGAGAACCACAGAAGCGCTCTTACAAGATCCTCAATATAGTCAGTCAGATTTTGTCTTTGCTTATTCAGCTCCTGCATGGAGTCTTGTTTCGTTCCGATGTACTCTGTCGCAGTCTTGATCTGTCCGTTTTCAAAGCTGTATTTGCGTGTACCAAATCCGAACATCGTTGAAAGCAATGATAATGAAAGCTCAAATGTCTTGGTTATGCTGTCAATACGGATAACTGGATTTATCTCCTGAATTAGGTCGTCGGAGTTAGGCAGCTTTTCGCCCATCGAAACGAATGTCTTTTTATGCTGCTTGTTTGGAGTCTTTGCATTTCCGTTTTTGTCAAACTCGCACAGCGCCTCGTTATAAAGCACCATCTTGTCAGCCTTGTCCAGGTCTCCAAATAGCACATTAAAGATTAAATCAATGCTCTTGAGTATTGGAATGGCTGCATAGATCTTTGGATATCCATACCCCTTCATGTCTTTTATGTTGTTAACAACCGCAGTCGTTAGGATTGAGAAAGGCTTAACATCCCCCAGCCTAACCTCTGAACCCTTTTCGACAACTTCCTTGCCGTCAACATCCAAAACCACTGTCTTTGAGACATACTTGTCATCTTCCATGGTAAACGTAACAATGGTCGTTTCGGTCTTGCCGTTGACTATATTTTCGGAAGCAAAGGCACATTCTGTAACTATGCCTTTTGAGATTGTTAGTGGGAATATTCCACTAGGCTCGACATAAATCAATTCTATCGTGCCACCCTTCAGCGAAGAATCGTCAAATAAATCAGCTCCAACCACTCTGACATAAGCGCCTACAGTTCCCTGCGCAGACATAAGCTCTAATTGTCTGCGGATTGCCTTTGAAAACTTGTCTTTTGATAGCTGTTGCTCGATAAATCCGTTCGCACCTTCTGAGTTTGTAACAATGTCTACCACCTCGCAAAGGTTTGCATCGTCCTCGCACGCCCTCTTAGCAAAGCCTGTACGCTCCATTTCGTACCTTACGTTATTCACTGTCACCCTGTTGTGAAAATTGTCTATTAGATCATTAGAGTACCAGGAATCACACAAGTCCATTATCGCGAGAGCCTTCTCATTCACGTCATATCCCTGTTTATTCAAATATTCTTTAACGTGTGCCATTTATCCCTCCATTGGATGAAAATAGTCAATAAACTGACTCCATGAGTAGTAGTCAGCATCGTATGTATCGACGTCTGTTGAAAAGTCGTCGAGTAGTTTTTCTTCTTTTTTGCTCTTGCTGTCATATACCATTTCGGATATAGAATCAGCAATCGGCTCGCAGAAGTCCGAAACCCACAGCAATCTATTTGTGTTAATTACTGAATTGTAAGCAAGGACCCTGTCAGAGAATTCCGTTTTGCGACATCCTGCAACCTTAACCCTTATACCGTTTCGCGCTGAGTATATTGCCAGTCCATTAAGTATTAGCTGTTCGGCGTTGTCGACGAACGCAGCTACGATTGGAATTTCTGGATATAAAGTTCTTACCTCGTTGACAAATTCCTTGAATGTTGCGTATATCTTTTCCGGATCTACAGTCCCCTTGCTGTGCTTAATTCGTTTGTAGTACAGTCTAATCTGCTTATTAAAGCCTTTAGTAAATCCTGTAGCAACAAACGGCGTGTGTGAATTTGTACCGCCGATATCTATGCCGATATAAATCTGCACTATACCGTGCACGTTCTTGCGATTGCCATTTTCGTCAACAGGCATTAGTTTGTCGTAGCTTATTGCGTAAGCTTTAGCCTTGTCTGCAAACTGAGGATGCACGAGCCCCTCTGCTGCAACCCATAGCCCTTGAATGAATCGCTTAAAAAAGACGCCCACGAATTGACGTCTGTATCGTTCCTTTATTGCCTCCGATAACGACAGATTGTCGTCCATCGTAAAATGCAAATAGATTAAATTCTTTTCTGCAGCCTGGTCAATCCAGTTTACCTTGAACCAGTGCTTAGGCTTATCCGGATTGCAGTTAAACCACCACTTTGAGCCTTCGACTGAGCATCGTGCTGTTGCCTGGTTAACAAACGACTCCGGCATTAGTGCGACTTCATCGAAAAAACAACCAGCTAATGTGATACCCTGTACAAGGTCTTGTGATCGCTCGTCCTTACCACCGAAGATGTAATAATAATTTGTGGTGGCGCCCCTGGTGATCTCTAACAGGTTGTCAGCTCTCCTGTCTTTGAACTTGTATCCTCTAGCAAAGAGCATTAGTTTAAGCGGCTTTAAAACATTTCGCCTAAAAGCTCCGATAGTCTTTCCAGCCATGCCAAAGTTCTCGCCGTTAAAGTCCTCCATTGACCACATAACAAAGGACAATGCCATCGATACTGTCTTGCCTGATCTAATCGCACCGTCTGCGATGATACCGTTCATCTCATGCACTTGTGATTCTGGAAGCCACCAGGTTAAAATCTTTTTCTGCTTTCGACTAAACGGCTTAAACTTAAAAGCTTGTGCTAGTCTTCCCATATGTCAACCGCCTCACTTCTAAGAGCATCGATAAAGACATCGTCCTCGATTTCTTGCACGTCTTCGCCTTTAGCCTTTGCCGTCTGTGCCTTAATGTGCTCAGTACGAGCCTCTTGCTCTTTGTTGTCTGCATCAGTGTTAAACGATTGACCTGCATATTGTGCTACAAAATAAGCTGCCTTTACATTTCCTGATAGTGCCTTTTTGATTTGAGCCATTAACATTGCACTTTCTAGTGTCGCGTCGACTCCCAATTCATCCAGTAACGGCTTCCATTCAGGCGAATCTATCTCAGCCGTAAGCAGCATGTTTAATGTCTTATTGAAATTTGCTTTGCGACGTCTCGCAACACCGCTCGCCCTTCCTGCAATCTTTGCCAATTCTCGGCGTTCGTGCGGCGTTCGTTTTTGATTTGCATCTCTGATATTGTCATATCCTGCCACACCACCACCTCTCTTTTCGTCTGTTTTGCAGCAACACAAAAGACGCCCAATCTTGAGCGCCTTCTGCGAGTTATTATATGAGAAATAATTTTTGAGGAAGCCACAATTCCCTTTTCGCTAAATACAATATATCACATCAAAAACGTGAAATGTGTGAAAGTTTCAAAATACAAGAATCAGCTTTTTACTGGTTACAATATATCACACTTTTTTGTTGCATTTGTTGCAAGTTTCTTTAATCTCTTAGATACTGTAGTTCTGTCGCAATGCATGACATCTGCCACTTCCTCCTGCGAACGCTCCTCTATGTAGTACATCCGAAGTATCGTCCTCATATCAGGGTCGCATATAGCTTCTATCTCTTTTTCTATAGCCTCAATTAGCTTGCTAATTTCGTCTAGTTTGCGTTTTAATCGCTTCTCCCTACTGGATATACCCTTTCTATCAAAATCGACTCCTACAAGCGATTTTGGGATTCCCCGACCACTCCTATAGTCTTTGTAGTAGTCTGTAACTATTTCCGGCTTGGCATGGTCGATAGAATACTTTAGCCCCTCTGCTTCTCGTCGCAATGCTTTAAGCTGCTTAATCTGTTCGTAGTCTATCATGGCTATCACCTCGCTCCGTGCTTTCTTCCTCAATTCGCTTCATTTGCCTCTCGATTTTGAAAAACTTTGCATGCTACACCGCCTCCCTTTCAATCACTTCTAAATCACGCTCGTACTCTTTTAAAAGCTTTCTCAATATGTCTTCGCTCACAATGTCAATGGTATCGTTCTTGAGTAGTTCTTCGATTTTATCAATTTCTGACTCCAGAAAATTGCTTGCGTAGTTTA